AATATCTGTATTATTAATAGTATTTTTATATTTGACTAGATGACTTAGTGGTTCTTTGATATTCATGCAAAATCGAAGAGATCGTTTATAGTGCTATTTATATTAGTTCTATTAACCACATCCCAATTTAGTACACCGAGTAGATTTTCTATCTTCTTATCAATGACAGTTTCTTCCATCAAATCATCATCAAAGGGTAACTCTTTATACCACTCTGGTACATTTAATTCATCGATTGGTATTGCAATACTGTTGATACCGTAATTGTTTGGTTTCAGTTTACATACAATGGTTTTCATTCCATCTGTGATATCCATTGTCTGGTTATCACCATTAATTTTCTTCACATTATTCCAGTTGATAGATGCTCGTACATGACCAGGAATTGTGACAGATATCTTTTCTTCTTTCTCTTTCTCCCACATCTTAGTGTAATAACTAAGTTTGTTGACTCGTTTCGGTGTTCCTTTCTCCCAACTGGGTTTTTCACGAAAGGTTCTTTTGAACTCTTTGATTTTTTCTAGTATCTCATCTTTTGTTTTATCGGATAACAAATCATCCAGAATATCTTTAAGAAAATCTTGAACAACAATTGGTGTATCTGATCGCTTGAGGTCTAATCCCATTGCTTTAACTTTACCTGGTTTACCATCTACATCGTATCGGTTACCCTCGTTGTCATAAACCATAATTGCGTATCGTTTCTTTTTAATAAACAACCCACTGAGACCAGTAACCTCACGACCACATTTAATAATCTCACCCTTATCTTGTGGAGTATTGTGTGCAGTTTTCATATACTTTGGGAAACTCTCGTTTATCTTGTCGGCAATCTCTTCATATAATCCAGTTGCAATATCTTTATTCCATTCCATCGAACCAGATTTAACATCATCTTTAATTGCTGGCCAAGCACTAAAATAACAAGAGTCTGTATCACCATAAACAATACATTCCCCAATGTGGTCGTACTTACCAGTCATACATTCATTGGCAAAAGCATCCATATGTTTAGCAATTGAACGCCCAGTCAGTGTAGTTGATTGTCCGATTCTTTTATCGAAGAAACGACAGTGTTTATTTAGAATCGCACCATATAGAGAGTTAAGACCAATCTTTTTAACGAGTTGTCGTTTATCCCAGAACTCTATTTCTTTGGGATCAGTGGATTCTCGTTTCTTGGCTTGCATTTCTTTTCTTTCTGCATACCATCTTTCTAAGAGACCCGGAATAATTCCTTCTTTTTCATATGTAAAAATAGTTCCATTGGCACTGAGTGCAAGATTACTCTTTCTTTCGAATATGATGGAATATAGTTGCATTGTTGAATGTTGTGTACTATTACCATCTTCCCAATCAACAATAACTTTAATATCTTTCCACTGTTCCATAACAGCAGTGTATTCAATTGTTCCAAACAATCCTTCCCACGCACCAGCAAACGAAACACCCTTACGAGATTTACCATTCTCATCAGTCTGGTCTGCCATCTTACCTTTTATATATTCTTCTGTTGCATCTAGTCTAATTTGACCCACAATAGTTTCTGGAGCCATATTTAATGCACGGATAACAGAAGGATAAAGTGAATTAATGTCCACTGAACCAATCCATTTATGGATACCCACTTTAGGTTGGGCGACATAGGCACCTGCCGCTTGAGTATTTTCACTTTCGTCTCTATTTCTATCTGGTACAACGAAACCTCTTTCGTGGGCTTCGTTAATAATTGCTTGTTCAGTAACACCAACAGAACCCATAGTGGATGGTATAGTCACTGTGTTTGCGTGTGCGATTTCATTCGCTAAGTCAATAAACTTGAGTTTCTTATCAAGTTTTGCTAAAAGCATTGTATCCTGACGAGAGTAATCAATAAACTTTTCAAAGTCTTGGTTGTATAACTGATCTAATGAACCAAGGTAAGCAACTTTTTTATCACCCAATTCATACTCTGAAATGGTATCGAGTGAATATGAATGCATTTCGTGATATGTATATTTTTGATATAGTTGCATATAATCCAGATGGATACGACCAGAGAATGTATAAGTTTCTTGATCTGCACCATATCTTTCATATTCTTTTTTCTTGGGCATCATATCGAATAGACAAAACTTTCTGTTTGTGTCTGCATCCAAAATACGGGCAATACGATTTACGAGATATGGAATATCAAATCCTTCACTGTTCCAACCACTAAGTATGTCCGCATCTTGGATTAACTCTAAGAATGTCAATAACATATCATCTTCGTGTTCAAACATTATTGTATTCTCGAATTTACTTGCAATACTATCTGCTTCGTGACGATTCATATCACGAGGTGGAATTGCAAGACATATTAAATCATCCGTCCAGTCAAGATACAAAGACACAGCAGTGACTTTGTTAAATGGATTTTCTGGTGGTGCGAAACCTTTCTCTAAGTCGAAGTCGGTCTCGATATCAAAGAATACAGTGTGAAGATTAGGTGAATGTTTATTCTTATAATGTTCTTCTAAACATTTGTTTACAACATTGATATCACTTTCATAGAGTTTTTTTCCTCTTTTTTGTGATTTCTCAAAGTTGAATTGTTTCTTGTGTTTTGCACTGACACGGGCTACTGGTGTTCCATAGACACTTTTAAATTTGCCTACTGGACTGTCATAGTAGAACTCATATTTCGGTCTGAACTCTTCTATGACTCGTTTACCATTTATACGAGTACTGACTAAGATTCTATCTTGTTCACCATCGTATACCGCATCAACATATGACATTAATCAGTTCTGCCGACTGTCTCTAAGATTGTTTCAAGTTGATCGAACTCTTCTTGTGATTCGTGGAAATTAAACTTGTACGCAACTTTTAGTGCTTTCTTAAGAACAGTTGGTTTAATTTGCATCTCTTCTGCAACTGCTTTAACTGTATCACGAAGTCCTTCATTTAAAGATTCTACTTCAGACATAACACTGATACCTTCTTTAAATAATTGTTCAAGTTTCTTTTTTTGATCTGGATTAAATACTATAGACATAGTTACTCCCTATTGTTGTGAAATGATATTTAATAATTATACGAACTATGTTGAAAAAAACAGTATGTATATGACCGAAATGGTTATTTAAGTTAAATATTTTTTAACCTCTTTTGCCCATTTGGCTTGACCATCTTTAGTTAAATGAAAACCATCCTCATCTAAACAATCATTATCTCTTCCGTATTGGTATGGTGGGAGGGGAATGTAGTTTTGTTTATTTAATAATTCCCAATAATCTAAATTTCTACATACACCCAAACAGTGTTCATTTCTATCACCTTTTTTAAATACATCGTATATAAATGTATATTTGTGTTTGATATTTCTTGCTTCGAGAAAACTTAAAAATGCAATGACATCGTACATACTTAGGTGTGTAAAAAATTCTAAGTTATCGGAACTGTATTGTTTTTTAAATATATCTTTAATAGACTTATCTAATGTTTTCGACTCATCCCAAGTTCCACAAGAACCACCACTTTGTATCAAATGTAAACCATTTCTATACTGTGTAATTGGAAAGTTGAAATAATAATCTTCTGGTATTGTGTCGGTAGGTAATGGAATACTTGTTCGATTTATTCCAGTAAACATAACAAAGACATTGTCGTATGTTCTTTCAGATAATAGATGAATACCAGTTCTACTTATCCAAGAATTATCTACTCCACCTTTGGCATAAATGTCGTAATCATCAAAAAGGATTCCGTGCCAGTTATTACTCCAAGTATCTGTAAAACTGTCACCCAGTATTAATGTCTTCAATTATCCTTATTCTTCTCTAGAGATTTTTCCCAATTTTCTGTTGAGTTCTAATGAAACTCTATCCATTTGTTTCAACATTTGTTTAATACTAGCCAACTCACTAGTTACCACATCTTTTACACGATTCATTTCACTATTACTTTGAGATAGTCTATCTATTTGGGAATCTATTTTATCTTCTTTATCTCTCAATCTTGCAATTGCTTCATCGTGTTCTTTATCTTTTGCTGCTTGTGATTTAATTTGTCCTTGTTGATTTTGATTTACAGATGTTTCTCTTTCCACACCATCCGTATTAGATTGAATATCTTCTTCGTCTCTGTCAAGTCTGTTATCGGTTCTGTTTAATTCTTTTTTATTTCTTTCAATTTCTTTTTGATTTTTTTCAATACGACTCTTTTCATCTTCGACCTCATCTCTCATAAGTTGGATGAACGCTTCTAAATCTGTATCTGCATATGAGTACTTTGCTCTTGCTTTATCAAGAAGATACTTAGCGGTAGGATCTTTTAATTCTATATCTGATGTTTCATTTTTTTCAAATAAGTCTTGTAGGTACATTATTTAAATCCTTTCTTTTCTGCTTCGTTATCCAATCTTGCAAGATAGTCTTGTGCCATCTTTATCGCTTCTTCTTCACCAGAGTTAATAATATCCATCAGTGTGTTTCTTTTTTCTTTGTAATCTTCGGCACTAGTGGGACTTCTGTATGTATATGTATTTGCAACATCTTGTTCATATACACTAGCACTTTGCATACGTTTTCTTACTTTACCTAAAGGTATAGATACAGTAGCAATTGCACCAGAAGTTGTTGTTTCCATTATCTCTTGAATTTTCATAACTGTATTTATGTTAGTTTAGTTGTTTTAGAATTAACTTGGTAAGTAGTCGTTATCTATTAAGATCATGTCATATTGACAACTGGCGGCTGTGCCACTGTTACTTGCTGTGAGTTGTACATCAACATCTGTTTTTTCTGGAA